TGATAATGGTAAATTATCACTCACCCCATTGAGCTGAGGGGCAGGAGTGTCAATTGGATATGACACCTGCCCGGGGAAGGTGGTTGGTGATGAACCGAAGATACTGGATAAGCCACCATAGATAGCCCTACCTATACCTTGGGCGCCAACAGCTACACCAGCTGCTGTTCGAAGCGGTCCTCTACCAATATTTTTGGCTGCGAACACTAGATCCGCAGTGACTAGATCATCGCCTAATGCGTATGACTCATCATGGTCTTTACAGGTAGAATCGAACGCGTCGATTGGCTCAACATCACTAACCACTGAAGCTTGGTGCTGACCAGCACTCCAATAGGGTCCGCAATAGTTTCCATACATGATTTATTGTTTTTATGAAATGTGATAAAGTGGTAATTTATCATGTGACCTAGAGAGGCATGTAATCTGCATCATCCAGGTCATCAATTTCCCGAGTTGTATAGAGGAAAGTGAGTTGGTCGAAATGTTGTTCTATCGCAATTTGTTCATCTGGGGTGATGCCCCAGGCTGTGAACACATCTGCTCGGGTAATCGGGTCAATAGGCTGGTGTTTAGCCTCCATACCACGAGCAAGAAGTGACATTCCGGTACACATAGCAGGATGCCTATCCATCTTGCTTGGAATACCGGACCGCATGTAGTAACTGTAGAAGGCCTGCATGATGGGAACCCCACCACACAGTGCCAAACCACACTCACCCACACAGTACATCCACTTCCGACAGATTAGTTCATTGGAAAGGGGTATGATGCTGATTGAGTCCTTCTCTCGAGCGACCTCAATGTTCCTAACCATTACCACCTTGCCTCCAACGCGAATAGGGTGCATTTGGCAGAACTCAATCTCCGCCAAATGCCACACAGGAGTTTCAACAGTCATGCGAAACCCCAAATCGAGAAACCAACTATCTAAATCCCTCATGAATTTAGAAAGGTGTTGCTTCTCCATAAACACGACACAGTCATCACCATTATTGGCGAGCTCTATCACTACCCCACGTGTCTTGGCATAAGACCATACCATTGCACACATAATGAGGCAATTGCCCATTGCAGTGTTCATGTCACCTGAAAACCTGCGCCCTGATACAGTGTACGACAAAGAGCCATCATCACAATGTCCGCTTCCAACATTGTTAATCTGGCAACGAAGCAAGTCCCTCAACTCTCTATCGTTGTCATACATGTCCAGGTAGACTTGGTGCTCCCATTTCAACATATTAGCACTAACATGCATATCGAATTTGGTGGCATCCAACCCTACAGCTACAGGTTCAGAGAACCTATTCCACTTATCCTCCATAAACTTTCCTACTTCTATCACATTGTAACCCTTCATAACAGTGGGGTTACCAAACACACCATCTATAGCTCTATATACCTTATGCTCTATATGTTTAAGGTATGTGCCCAGAGCTATATTGTACACGGGGTGTCGCGGTTGAATACACCGCGGGGCCTTCGTTGGGTTAACTTTTTCACACTTGACAAAGGCGACACTCCGTGAGTGTTTAGGTAGCACACCCGACTC